TACCTTCCCATTTAGAAGTACTAGAGTTCCACAAAAATTCTATTTGTTTATTTAACATAGGATTACGAACAACAGCGACTCCGAGTATAGGGTCGTATCTTCTTACTTCACCAGCATGTTTCTTACTAGTAGTATCTGTATAAAAGATAACTCGTTCTTCGTCTGTTAATCCTAATTTATTTGTCATGTAAGTATTTATGACGTAGCTTTACTTTCTTTAGGCCAAACTTTAGGAAAAGCTTCAGCTACTAGAGCCTTAGTTAATCCTTTGTATGGTAATTTTTTACCTACTATAGACATAAGTAATTTAGCTTCGTCTATATGAAGTGATCTAATCATATTGAGATAGATGTCTTCTCTCTTAGACTGTTTCATATCAGGTCCACCTTTGACTAGATATTGAAAGTTTCTATAAGCTCTTATTAATCTATCGTCAGCTGTGTCGATTGACGGTGCTGAATTGAATGAAGTCCCTGGAGGTAAATCTCCGTCAGGTACTAACCACTCTATGTTATTAGCATAAGCACCTCTAAGTATATACATAAAGTCTGCTCGACTCTCATATCTTTGTAAGAGTTCTATCTTTTCTTTTTTTGTTTTTAGTTTAGATGCCGCGTCTAGTATCTCAGCCGCTGAAGCATCATTTGTTAATCTTGAATAATCGATTGCCATTATTTAATCCACCTTTAATATTATCATATTATTATTTACTCGACCAGTAACTGAACTAGCCTTTGAGTTTATCTCACTCATACATTTATTTAGTACAATCGAACCTGCACCTAAAATACGATTAATGAAATGTTCTGTTTTCACACCAAGTTTTTTACTACTCGATATCTTAGAATCAAAATTCTGAATTGTAGTTCCCTTAACACTCAAACCAGCTCTATCAGATTGAACATATTGTATGATCTCGTTTGTCTTACTGTTGAATAACCACAGTTGTTTAGAACCTACGATCTTCGAAGGGTCAATCGACTTGACTTGATTCTCAGGATCATGATCTAAATAACTTAATTTTGAAACTTGTCTTGTAGCTGATATCGCTTTAGCTTTTCTTGGTTTACGAATTGGTTTATTGTTCTCAGCATATCTATCTGAATCTTGAATAATTTTATTAACAAAGTTTATGAAACCTCTTTTCTCTGTAATGTTCATAAACCCATATGCTTCTTTTAATTGTGGATCATTACCTGTCAATGCTTCTTCAACTTCTTCTTTCATTGGTCTATACTCAGCAGGTATCTTAGACGCTACAGCTGATGAAACACTATTCTCTGTCAAGTACTTATACATATCAAACTTACTTTCTTCCCATATATCAATTTGATGATCAACTTCACCTAGAAGTTGTCCGACTTTATTATCGATATTTTCTTGAACTGTTTTTCTTTTCTTCTTGACGATTAAATCTTTATCTAAGTCTTCTGCATTTAATTCTACAGCTTTCTTATTATACTTTCTTATTTCAGTATGTAAGTAAGCTTGCCAACCAGTTGAACCTTTACCGTAGAGTTTAACTAGTTTGTGATCTGGAAAATCTAGTCCGTTCTCTAGTCCACGAATAATAGCTGCTATTGAACCAGGTATCCAAAGTTTTTTAAACTTAGATGCATTCTTATATCCATGTTCTTTAGCGAACCCTATTATTACTTGATTAACTCTAGCTCTGTCATACATATAATTATACCAACCAAAGAATGAATGTAAAGAATTATTCTTTTCATTGAAGTATTCAGAACCCATAGGTTCTTCACCCATATGTATATCATCTAAAGTTTTTCTAGATGCTTTTGTTGATCTTACTTTTTTCTTTTTATTTGCCATATTAATTATATATAATAGTTTTATTTTCCAATATGTTTAATTTCGTTTTTCGGTATCACTTGATACGAACCTTTGTTATATCCAATAGCAACAGTAAAGTTCTTAGAAGCTTCTTTCTTGTATGAATCATCAGCGACTAAAGTATTTCCTTTCTTAGGTCCAGAGTAACTCGGATATTTTTCATTGTATTCTTTTATAGCTTCCATTCGTTGTCTACTTTCTAAACTTTGTTTTAGTTCACCTTGTAAATGAGGTGCTACTACTTTTCTTTTCTTAGTAGTCCATGCTTTTGTTTTTCTTCTCTTACCACTCGGACCGTATCTCATTGACGATCCTAAATTCATCATACCCATTATTTATTCCTTCTATAAAATATATGATTATCTATTCTAGTTGTCTGTACCATTGAGTCAGCCCAATAAGGTGAAACAGTATCGCTATGATAGTGAACAGCACCTTCTGTGAAGTCCATAGGTCGCTCCTCAAGAAGTTTTACAGCTAACATGAATGATTCCTCATATATATGTTTTTCGTTCTCTAACGGTATATCTGACTTTCCGTCACAATACCAACTAAACTGACAATCGTGAAGATTGATCTTACCATTAGAATAATATTTTGTTTGTTTAACTACACTACATATTGTATCAGGAAAAGCTGTGTTGTCAACCCGATTGAGTACAACTTGTCCTACAGCGACCTTACCACCTAGTGATTGATTGCGTGACTCCCAATAAATGTTAGAAGCTAAACAATGATAATCATTAGTTAGATCATATGGTGTGTTATGAATCGTTCTAGATATTTCTTTTACGATCTCGTTTGTTTCTTCAACTGTTTCTTGAATTTCGAACTCAATAGTTTCTTGTATTTCATCAACAGTTTGTTTTGTAGTATAATTGTAGTAAACTAAAGTAGCTGTAGTTACAACTATAAATATTGCTTGATATCTTTTCATAATATATTTGTTATTAGATTCTTAATTAAGAATATAAGACCTATTCCGTTTAACATAATTAATGCTCTGTCATTCCAAAGTATTGAAACGATCAACCATAAGAAAACTCCCATAGTTGAAAACATTAAATCAAATTCTTGTAATCCTGGTACACCTCGAATAGTCATACCACATAAAACAAAACAAGAAGCTACCCACTTAAGATACCAATCAGTAGTATACTTAGGTGTAGCCGATTTGAATATTCTTGTTGAGTTTTCTAGTTCTTTCTTATCGTATTTCTGTGTCATATTCTTTATTTATTATAATAGTAAAAACACATTGCGAAAATTATGAAAGTAAGTACAAGAATAATCCTGTTAATCATATCTCCGATTAAAAATATTGTTTCTATATTCATACTATATACTAATAAGGGCGAGAGAGGGAATCAGTACACTTAGGGACATTTCACTTGCTACAGTATATATCATTACGAAACCCAATTTACGAAATACCATTCGTGATTCACCTCTCTCTAAACTATGCTGCGTCTTTAACTTCATGCCAAGTAGCGTGACACAAGACAGCTTCATCATACCCATATCTAGTATCGGTATCATTAAATATTCTAATTGCGTAGTCAGCAGCGAGACCGTCCATAAACGACTTACCACCAACATTCCATGTAATTTCTTCATAGTCATTACCAAAATTCCTTGAGTAACTCCAATCATACAAAGAGAAAGAACCTCGTTCAGTTTCTTCATTTATATCATTGTGATACTCATAATCAATCACAAACTCTGTTGTGATATTATCACCTTTACCTTCGAACACAGGATCTCCGAACATTTCTTTGAGATCAGCAAACGAAGAAGTTATTGTTCCTTGTCTAGAACCTCCCGCTGTACCTTCCGTACACGGAATAAATAATATTGAATTTTTCATAAATTTAACCTCTTTATTTTTCATTATGTACATATTATAACAAAAGTGTACCTGCGGTTTCAAGTTTATTTACACACCTATCATTTCTTCTTTATTAAAGATCGGATTGAAAGCTTTATAGTAAGCAGCTTCTCCAACCTTACTATACATTTCTAGTAACATATTTTTTACAGGATCACCATTCTTCTCACCGAATGATATGTAAGTGTAATCATAGTTAGCTAAGTTTTCATCATGTTCATACATCTTCTTAGCACCGTCATGCATTGAACCACCTGTTCTTTTACCTTCGTTGCTATGTATAGTTTTAACTCTAGATATTCTTTGTTGAACATTACCTCTACCAACATACACAATTACGTTATCGGGTATATGTCTAATCACATAAACACCAACAGTATTCTTTGTCGGTCTCGGTAGTGACTCAACTTTTTGACCCATCCACATTTGTTTAGATTTCTTTTCTTCAAATAGAAAAGGACCTATAAGATTCGAAGAACCGTATTTGTGTTTCTTATTGTCTTTTACTAATTTACTTAATGAAGACTCTACTTCATTGTCTATTTTTTTTCTGATACTTGTACTCATTAATCTTCTCGTTCACCATTACCCCAATCGATCACGACCGGAAATCTTGGTATGTTATCAACTGACCTCTCGAAATATCGACAAGTCACCCATGTTGGTTTCACTTCTTGTTCTAGAAGTTTCTTCAAGGTTTCTTGATTACCTCGAACACCACTCTTAAATGTATTTTCACCATCAGTCAAAACAAAGTGTTTAGCATATCCTTGCCAATTACCTTGTCCCTCTAATACTTCTAATACTTCAAATTCTTCTGTTATAAATTCTTTTCTTTTGAGAAGATTTCTACTTCTCTTGTTCTCGTATGGTGTATCGTTACGAACCATCTGACCTTCGTAACCTTGTTCATGATAATACGCGTATGAGTTATCTAAAGCTGTTTGATTGTCACACCAAGTTGTCGGTACTATTTTCAAAGCACCTTCTTCTGTAAGGTCTTTGTCTAACCAGAATGTTCTTACTGAAAAGATATCATCGGGATTTTCTTTATCATAACAATCATAAATGTGATACTGAACTTTCTCATGACACTCTTGAGCTTCTTCTGGAGAAGGTTTTACTTTACGAACTAGACTCGTAATCTTATTAAAGTCAGCTTTAAGTTCATGATTATAAAGTTCACCATCTAAAGTGACATACGGATTCTCGATAAAGAAGTCATATAGATCATGTTCAATGTGATCACAAGTAGTAATCTCTTTACCAGCTCGTGTAAACAATCCATTGATTGTCGCGATGCATCTTATACCATCTAATTTCGGTTGACTGAAACCTGTGTCTTGTGGTCTCTTTGTATAATCGTGAGCTAACATGGGTTTGAACTTATCATAAGAATCAATCGTTTCGATATTCTCGAAGTATTCTTTTTCTTCTTTCTTTTCCCACTTCGCGACAGCTTCTTTCTCAGCTTGTTCTGACGGAGAAGTCTCATTGACTTTTCCAATGTTCTTACCTTCTGTATACTTCCATTCAGAAGTTACCATTTTACCACCTTGAATACCCGATACTGTTCTGTAACCAGGTTGCATGACTCCATGACCTGTCCATTCAATATTGTATTCACGAATTTTTCCGTTACTGTCTCTTTTATAAAGAGTATTTAATCTAAATATCATATTCTTATTTTTACCTTTTTAAACTTTCTACGAGCTTTACTGAATTGAGTAGACGGTCTTCCGAACTCAACCCAATTTTCTTTGTTGATTTGATTTCTCATAAAGTACCCACAACAATGTCCAGCTCGATTGAGAACATAAGTATGACTCGGTACGTTAGTTTCTATATCACTCCAATCTGTGATTTCCATAATACATTCGAAATCATCAAAGTCTGTAATCGGAGGATACTTGTTTGTTTTTGAATACCAACTCTCAACCCATTTTGGGTGAGGATTAGTATCACTATAAATTATTCTATCTAAACTCATATTAAGTAGTTCGGTCCTGTCCATTGAACATTGTAATCATCACTAAAGATGTTACCTCTTGATTTGTTAAGAGCCGGTGTTCTCCAACCCGCTGACATAAGTAAATCACCTTCTTTGAAATCAATGAATTCACCACCTGATTTCTTCTTGTTCTTAACTTGAAAGTCTGACTTCGCGATGAAACCCCAAACCGAAGCTTGACCTTCACCGAAGGCACCCGATACGAGTTTGAGATATTTTCTACCACTCGTTTCATACCCAAAGTTCTTTTTGAATTCTGTATACATTGGGTGTTCACCAGGAATAACATCACGACCACTATGAGTAGCCGGCATGAATGTATTGTACGATTCGAAAACTCTTTGTTCTAACTCTCCGAGAGCACTTAGAAATTCATCATCAAAACCTTGTAAATCATTTAACTTGACAAATCTTTCTTTCATTACACGACCTCCTTAGTAACTGTAACATACTCAATACCATATTCTAATACTGAATTATGAAAAGCTTTCCTAGCTTTTTTCTCATTATCAAAAGCGAGATTAAAGACACTCGTATCTTTCTTCAAATGATTCTTGGACCAAATTGTTAATATATACATATAGTTCATGTTACGCTGCCCTCCTAGCTTCTGTTCTAAGTTCACTAGCGAATGACCAACCATTGTAGTCACCACCACATTCGATACCAAACTCTCTTGAGTTGATCACTAGTTTGTAGTAACGAGGACCATCGACAAGTCCACCTCTAGTAATACCAGCGACATAATCAGTTTTTGATGTAAACCACCAAGCGTTATGTCTACCATTAACTTTGTCTAGATTCCAACCTAGACTTTTCACAAAATCGAGAATTTTATTCTCATTATATGTACCCTCTTTCTCAGATGGGATTTTCATTATTACGTTATATTTCAATTTTTACCTCTTGATTATTAAACTCTATACACATAGTATAACAAAAGTGTACCCGCGGTTTCAACCTAGTATCACCTCTAATGACTTGATCAATACACAGAATGATATAACTGGTGTTAGAAAATTTGACACTTCTGAACAGAAGAACCAAGTCACAATTCGTCGCTTAATCTTTATCATGTACATAGTATAACAAAAGTGTACCCGCGGTATCAACATAAATATAATCATGACATTCAAAGAAGTATTTTCACTACTGTATAAACAGACTCGAAACGTAACTTACACATCACTTACGAGCGACAAAGTACACACTCTAGAATGTACAATACATACTAACATACAAAACGATAGCGATAAGATACTCGTATGGGATATGAAGAATGAATCATATCATGACATAGAAGTATCAAGTATACTCAACATAACATGAAAACATTACTATTAACACTTACTTTACTCATATCATCAACACTCTATAGTACAGAATGGAATGATACCGATAAGACCCTTTATCGTTCATACCTAGCACTACAATTAGTAGACACTATACAGACAAAGAATATGATCACTTGTCAAAGAAACTATACTTGTCCTGGTCTACAAGAAGCGAATCCTGTATTAGGACCGTACCCTACAACGAGTCACCTACTCACAACTAAATTTGTATCTAATATGGTTGTGTATACTTTTCTAGATAGATACTCAAACGATAGAACAAGAAGAATAGCTCTATACAGTCTTATACTAGTAACAACAGTTATAGTAGTAAATAATAGTAATAACGGTCTCAGTTTCAAAATAGAGTTTTAACATGAAAAGACTCTGGACAATATGGAAACATGCATTAGGTTCGTATAGTGAAGAAGACGGATTCGATCCAAAGAATGATACTGCAGTAACAATCATAAGAACAATTATAGTAGTATCTAATCTTCTCTGTGCTTATGTAATCATGATCAATATCATTAGTAAGTGGTAGACACTATACATATACTATTCTTTCTCCGAAGTACACTCTATTTTAACACGACATCTCTATATGGTAAAGGACTAATGTGTTACCATTGCTCTGAGATGTTGCATGATAGTAGATAGAGAGAAAGCGCCTCAGAACTAAAAAATACCCAGAAAAAAAATTTTGAACTACGCGGTTTTAAAATTGCTTTAGTTTCTCATAAACACCCACGATACTTAAACCCCTAACCCTGATATGAGGTTCGCGGAGTATATACCTACCCCCCCCTCCTATAATTTTCGAAAATACTTGATACCGCAGGTACACTTTTGATATACTATATACATGATGAGAAATAACCAAAAAACATTTAAAGTCAATCTGACTCATATAGCAACAAGCTATCCTGAAAGTGTTGATCTAACAGATAGTCAACATCATTCATTAACATTCAAACATAGGAGTAATGACGGTACACTATTGAGTACTCCATTACAAGATGAAGTATTGGATCTGATATTGTCGAGTGCTCTCGGTGATGATTGGGCTGATCAGTACTTCTTTGATACTATTAGTCATATAAAGATATAGTTTAGTCGCGGCTGAGAACGAGTTACAGTAAGGGCTGTAGCTATTCCCGTATCTGAACCGGTAAGAATGTACTCGTATCCCCTCGAGGTTTCCATTGAATTGGCTCGAAATCTGTTAAGTGACTGACTCGTAATCGTATATGTAGCATGTCATTAAGACACAATGGATCATTCATCTGTTGTAACTGTAACAATAACTCCTGTAACTTAGCCTTATTCCTTGTAGTGTGAGTCACTATAAGGTCCTTCTCTAGTGTTCCCTCATACTCTTTAACGTACTTAGAGCTTCCGAAGTACTTCTCGAACTGTTTCTCTGTCTTACAACTGTACCCTATGTAGTACCTCCCGTCAGGAAAGTATGTACAGTAGACGCGATGGAGTTTCGTCTGAGAAGCCTTTCTCTTTCTACGTTTCGTCTTGGGGTTCGTCTTCTCACTCATACGCGGGTTTTTGATATATAATTTAGTGTTCTAAAACTGTTTACTCAAAGAGAATCATCATCTTCTGAGTCTTCACACGGCCCTACACCCCTTGATAACACTAGTATTAACCAACACCATAGAGATGAAACTATGAGAACGACTATAATATCTTCAAACCACACTCTAATTGTCTCCGAATAAGTCTCTTTTACTACTCTGAGACACATCTAAAGAACCATAAGAGTCTTCTCGTTCTCTTATGAACTCTCTGTTCATGGGTTGATTTCGTTGAAAATTGTGTAATCCAACTCTTACTAGATGTCTTATTAAGTCTGATCGATTGAATCCTTGATCCATACACCATTGACTCTCTAGAGCTTCGTCTATGAGTTTAACTATATGTCTTTCGAATCGTATGTTTTGACTCTCTGT